CCACTATTAGCCACTACTGGTCCTTGTATATCCCTAACTTTTGCTTCTCCTGTTACTTGTAATTGACTCATAATATTTTATTGAAATAATCCTCTAATATATTCCCCAGCTGCTAATGCTCTACCAAAAGTAAGAACTCCTGTCGCACTCACAAACTTTACATCATCGCCAGTTGGAACTCCACTTGTTAAAATGTTTTGTGCATCCACACCACCTCTTGAAACGTACAAACAAGCATAACCAATCGTGTCAGCAAATGTAATTGATGTTTCGCCACCAGATGCCGTGTAACCTTTTGTCTTAACAGGGTTTGCACCTACTATAATAACTCCTTCTGGGTCTATGCTTGTTCCTGTTGTGTTATACGCTCCGCTACCTTGTAGGCTCACATTATATGTAGCCACATCTTTTTGAGGTGCGTTTATTGCCAAACTTGTAATATTACAAATTCCGTTAATAATAACCAAGCCATCAACTCCATTATCAACCACAAACTTAATCTCAATAGGCTCTCTTGCTAACTGCTTCTCTAACATAAACAAATAAGAAAAACCAGTCAAAGTAATTAAACCATCGCAGGTTACACTCCAAGTAGCTATATCATTCTTAAATTCACGAAACCAAGCACTTGTTTGGCTTGTTACCTCTTTTTGATCTACACTTACATTAAACGTACAAGTTGTACTACAAGCAAAAGCAACATCTACTTCTGGGTCTACATCTGTCCTATGCCAATAAAGCATTACGTTATTTCCTATTACTGCTGCCATATTACAAAGTTAAAGATTTATATTAAAGTTTAAGTTCCAAAAAGGACCAAGTTGACCAGTATCTGTAATATATTCAATAAATGTAAATACCGCTTCATTACTATTAAAAATCTCTATTAATTGAATTCCATTTACTTGTTCAAAATACGAGTTAGTACTTAATCTATTTATAGCAAACTTTTTGCCACTATATGACAAATTACCACTTGATGAATCAGTTACAGTATATACCTTATCTAAATTAATATATCCGTTATCGGCTTGTATTGCTCCCAAATCTCCTTCTAAGGTAGCTATATTTCTCTGATAATTCTTAACGTACTGATAAGCTAAAAAAGTAAGGGTTAAGGTTCTATCTATATCTAAATATTGAAAATACCAATCTCTTAAAAATACACCATTAGCATCGTACAAAGAACCTAAAGTTAGAACTTGTTGATTAGTTGTTGTAGGATAAATTTGTCCATAAGGTATTTCAAATACTTTTTGAGTTGATTTGTCGTTAGTAGAAGAATTATTTACAACTGCATATTGTACTTCAGTTTGACCTTGTGTTAATACAAAATTTCTAACTTCTGTACTATTAGTATCGCAAAGTATTTTAACATTTAAATAACCCATTAAAAAAGTAGTGTTAAAAACACCTACTAAAAATGGTGGAATTGTTAAGCTAAAAGTTGACCAATCATTTTTTCCATCCCACGCTGGGAAAGTAATATATGTATTTGAGTTTGTTTGCCAATTTCCACTATTATCTAAATATTTATTTCCTGATCCTGTATTTAATAATGCTATTTGTATCTTAATCGCAACACTATTTTTATGCTCTATTTTTAAACTTGTGGGAAATCCACCAAGATAAGGAGTATATAAATAAGAAGTAGATGGTCCTAATATTTCTAAGTATGCATCTCCTGTTCCAGCAGATAAAAAATAACTATTAAATTGTTCATTTGGATAGTCTATAACATAAGCCTGAGCCGTTCCAGTTAATGTAGTAAACCAACCATTAGCACCTAAATTAGGAGAAGTTCCAAATGTTTTTTTTAAGTCCGCATTATGTATTAAATTAATTGGAGAAGTATATCTATTTCTTAATTGAATATTATAAAATCCCTTTCTTAATATTTTTGTTTGTGTATTATCTATAAAATGAACATTGCCATCTTCATAAGGTGCTATATTAATAACATTATCTAATAAACCAGAACTATCTATTGTGATTGCAGAACCTACATTGTACTTTGTGTAATACCTTGTTGAGGCAGCAACCTCCATTGTAGAAGCAATCCACCAATCGCCATTTGCTTGATACATTCTGCAATTGTAAGTATTTAACATATTAGTAATTATGTCATAATAACTTAACCCTACAAAATCCCTTCTATATTGATAAATTTGAGAAAAAGGTTCATTTGCAGTTCCATCCGCTCTATTTAACATTCCATCTGCATAAAATGAAGCAGCAATAACTAAAAACAAATCTTCTGGATAACCTATTAAACGTAAAGCATCAAAGATTACTTCTGACCATTGTTGTGTTGAATTAATACTTGCTGCTACTATATAAACTTGTTCCTCTAAAAATGATATTGCATCAATACAAACTAAAGATGCTTCGTTAATTCCTGTACTAAAACCAATTTGAGCATAATCGTTAAATAAAAACCCTCTCCAGATAACATTAGCACCTTCTTTATAAATTACCCAGTATTTTCTATCATTCTTACTAAGTACATCTGGAAATTGGTTATAGTCATCTTCAGTTTCTAATATTATATTAATATTTAATTGAGTACTAATAATAGTAGGGTAAGGTAATTCTTGACTTGAATTCGGTTGTATTATTATGGAAGTTGGTGTATATGTTTTTACTACACCAGCCGTGTAATCTTGTTCGTAAATTTCTACTGTTTGAGTATTCTCATTTCGTAGAATTTGACTTATGGTATATCTTAATCCGTATGCCATTATGCTAAAGATATTGATTGTCCTTTTAAATTAGATGCTTTTTGCGCTCTGTTTGTAGCTAATAGTAAATCTTGACCTTTTAGAACAAATTGTCCTCCACTATTTCCTCCAAATAACATTCCTAAACCTGAACCTATTGAACTACCTATTTCACTTGTACCACCTGATAATCCAGCCATAATTGCTTTAAATAATAAAGCCTGTGCAACCATTGAAATCAATTGAATAACTATTTGCTTAAATGCTTGTTCCAAAGCTAAACCTACATCTTCTCCCATTACCATAGCTTGAACTAAACTATTAAATGCTGGTGCAAGTAAGTTTGTAATTTCTTGTGTTTGTGCTAATTGCATATTATACAATGCTTGAGCCTTAGCTTGTTCATTTATATCACGAGTTGCACTTATAGCGTTAAAACCGCTTGTTCTACCACCTAAAGGTGCATTTCCTGTTGGAGCAGTTATTGTAGGCGCAGCACCTCTTTCCATTAATACAGGAGCAGTCATTTCCTGTGTAATTGGTCTTGCTTGTTTGCCTATTTTTTGTATGTTATCAGCTACCTCTTTTGTTGTTGTTGCTAATTGCTTTGCACCTTTATCTAATACATAAAATGGATTATCTAATGCTAAAGTTATTGTATTAGCTAATTCAGTATTTAAACTAATAATTCCACTTCTTAATTCTAATGCAGCATTACGAGCATCTAAATTAGCATCTTTTGCTTTAGCTATTGAACCAGCTTGGACAATTGATGCATCCGAATAACCATTAGACATTTTGGTAGTCATCTCCAAAACCTTGTAATACTCTCTACCTGTTTCTAAAATCCTCTTATTTGCATCCGATAAAGCAATTGTCTTATTAGCAATTTCATCAATATATCTTGATGTTATAGCTTGAGCAACTAATGCTTTAGTATATAAATCAACCGCTGATCTTGCTTGGTCAACATTTGTAATTGTTGCAGCATAAGCACTATTTACTTTACCTAATTCATTTTGAACTGCTTTTAACGCTTCAGCCCTTCTTGCATCACTTACACTTGCATTTTGCGTAATTGTTAAATACGCTTGTAATCTTATTCCTGTTTCACTTGCCTCCGCTCTTGCATCGCTTAAACTTTGTGCAAATTTATCTTCTGCTTTTGTAGCTTCGTTTGTTCCATTTATGAAATCTGCTATTTTAGGACCAAATGCAACAATGATTGATGAAACCGCACCCAAAGCCAAACCAATACCAGCTGGACCCATTAAACCACTCGCCATTGCTTTTAAAGCACCACCAGCACCTCCAGCATCTTTACTTAGTCTTTGGAATGATTCTAATAAAGGGTTTAAGTTATTAGCAATACCTATAAATCCATAAGGAGCATCCTGTGCAACCCTTGATAAATTGGTTAAAGCATTTGTTGCTTGATTACTTGTACTTGGCAACGTTTTAAAAGCAGTACCTAACTTTGTTGTTGCGGTAACTGTTTCTTGTATATTTTTTACCGCTTGTTGATTGTCAGCGGTTATCGTAATTTTTAACGTTTCTTGTGCCATTTTATTATTTTACTCCATACAACTTTAATGTCCTTGCCAATTGTTCTTGTGATATTTTTGGCTTATCATCTTCAACTTCATCACTTGGCAAAGGAAAGAAAGATTTTATACTTTTAGGACTTTTATCGCTTGTATTAGCTTTATAAATCAAGTAACTAATCATTCTTGTACGTTCCCATTCCTTTACCTGTTTATTATCATAAGCCTTTTTATATAACAAAAATTCTCGCCACGTCAATTGCCAAAACTCGTTAATCGTTAAGCCAACTTCAATAGCGAGAATAATTATTGAGTCCCAACTATAAAACCCTAATTTTTTTTTTCATCCGTGCCTTTCTCTGGCTTTAGTTCTGGAGTCATTGAGTCTTGCATATATTTCATAAACTCAACTAATTGTCCATCTTTTGCCGATAACCCACCAACTTGATCTATCCATTCGCACACATCAAATTCATCAAAGTCAATAGGCTTTTTAAGGCTCTTGCATCCACTTTCTGCTGCGGCTTGAACAATATGAACGATTGTATCTAAGTCATAAATACCTCCAGATAAAACCTCGATTAGCTGCATTAGATTTTTGTTCTCTAATTCGCAAAACCTTTTCATTGCCCAAGTTCCCCACTTTAAGTGGATTGTGTTGTTGTCAGTCTTTAATTCGTACATAGTTTTTTTTATTTATTATACAGTTTCAGTTTGTGCAATAGGAGGTACACTTACTACGAAAGTTGCAGTAAATTTAACATCATCCTTATCATCAGCAGTAACACCAAAATCGCTAATAAACACTAAAGAACCAGCACCACCATAAGTGATATCACCTGATACTGGAACTGCTTTACCCATCTTAATTGCGAATAAAGTCTTAGCAGCGTGAGCAGCATACAATTGTTGGTAGCTATCTTTAGCTGGACTTCCTGTTTCATCAATCGCAAAACCTTCACACTCAAAAGATTGAGAGAAAGAAGGTGCTGGAGTAAACTCGTTACCACACTTAGATGTTGCATCAATTGTGTCATTAGTCGATGTTAATGAGTTGGTAGTCAAACAAGCAACAGGCTTGAATGTTCCATCATTGTTTATGTCAGCTAAAAGAATATAATCTCTTGCGCTTACTTTTGTTTCTGCCATTTTATTTAATTTTAAATTTGTGTTATTATAATGTTATAAGTTATTAATACTCTAAAAACGTTATCTAAAGGGTTTAAGCCATCTAAGTTTCTAATGCTTTCTACACTTAAACTTGATGCACCAAACCCATTTGATAGGGTTATTGTGGTATCAGAGTTTATATCTTCCAACACTAAATCGCTTATAGTTTCAGCACGTTTATAACCAAAGTTAGCATTTTTTGTAATAATATCAACTGTCATTGAAATAGTATTTGTATATCCAGCTTTACCTTGATCTTGTGTTGATGTTCTGCTTGTCATAACAATATACTCATCACCAGCACCTTCAGGAGCAAAACCATCGTAAACAACCAATCCAGTCGCACTTGTCAAGTTGGTATAAAACCATTTTTTTATCTCAATATTAGGATTTAGCATCTAACAATTTTTTTAGTCTTTGTATTAATTTTGGCTTCTCTGTTTCATACGAAGGTATTAAAAATGGTTGTGGTCTTATGTTTATAGTTCTTAATCCTCTACCTTTAAACATAATTGCTAAGTCTTCATACCCAGCTGGAACTTTAACTTGCCCTCCTGTACCAAATTCAATATATGCCGAATATTTAGCCTTTGCTTCTACTTCAAATGTTAAATCATTAATAGGATTTAAAGCAATATTATTCCTTAAAAATCCCAAATCAACAGGAGCAAGTCGCTTTGCACTACTTTGAATGTTTAAAGCAGATGCATTAATCTCATCCCCTACATCTTGCCTTAAATGTTTGTCCATTGTTTTTAAGGCATTCTCTACTTCCTTTATTCCTGTTAAATTAATTCCAAATGCCATTATCTATAAATTATTAACTCCAAGAACCTATTTTGGTTCTCTACGTTCTTAATGGAATGTATTGTATATCTTGAACCTTCAACATCAACCTCGTAGGAATCGTTTATGTTAACCCCAAAACGAATATAAAGCCTGTTCCTTTGGTCGAATTGTAATTCTGACTCTCCTATCTCACGAACTTGATTATCTGGTCTTAAATCACCCCAAACTGTGCTTTGTAGGGCAAATGTGGTTGTGTATCCACCTTGACCATCACTTGTCCTTGTTGGAGCATAGATTCCAACCTCACGAGTCATCGTGTTGGCATCAACGTAGTTTGCTTTCGCTTTTCCTAACTTCATATTATAAAATTGGGGATAATCTTGTCCATCTTTGACACGCTTTCCAAGACTTCTCACAAATACCAGAATCGCCATCTAATCCTCTATTCTCGTAGTCATAAGAGATTTGATCTAATATGGCTAATTTAAGGTCTTTAGGGATAGTTGTGTAACCAGCTTCATAAGTAGCCTTTAAGTTTGCATATCTTGGAAATACTAACTTAGGGAACTCATTACCTATTAATTGTAGGTTTGTTCCTGTGATCTCTAATTCGTTTTGCTCCATATCAAACAACTCAAAAGTGTCAATGTCAATTGGTCCGAATGGAATATCAAAATTGCCACTTACATTGTTGAAATAAGTAGTAATGTCTTTTGGTATTAAACTCAATCCTGTTGCCACTTCAATAGCTTCTCTTGCTTGTGTAATCATCAAAGTGATTAAGGTATCTTCAGCACTTGTTGTAACACGGCAATACAATTTTGCCTCTGCTAAAGTAACTGGCTCTGTTATTGGTGCGACAGGAACGGCACTAAAGTCATTAATATAATTAGAATAAGACATATCCTTTTTTTACAAAATTACTTAATTTATTCCAATAAAAAACCCCCACCGAATTGGTAGGGGTCATTTATTTACTAAACCTT